AAGAATATTTAGATATAGCAGATTGGGCTTTTTTTAATTGTGAAGATGAAGATAGAGTAGAGGCATATAATAATATGACTTTATATGTAGGTAATTCTATTGATGGATATGAAGAAGGCACTTTGTCATATTTAGAAGCAATGGCTTGTGGAGTTCCAGTTGTTACTACTTTAAGTGGTGAGGCAAGAGATTTAGCTATTGATAATAACAATGCTTTAATTGTTCCATTTAGAGATGAAAAAGGCTCTTATGAAAAATTAAAAGAATCAATTAAAAAAGTTCTTGACGATAAAGAGTTAAGAGGTAAATTAAGAAAAAAAGGTTGGAATACTATTAGAAGTATGTCTGAAGAAAAAATGGCAAGACAATATGCTGATTTATATTATAAGGTAGGGAGTAATAAACCTTTAGTTAGTGTAATAATTCCAGCAACTTATGAGAATGATATTAAACCTATTTTAGATAGTTTACAAAGACAGACATATGATAATATTGAAGCTATTATCATTTGGGATGAATATGAATATGGAAATGCATCTATTAGTATAGACCCAGATAATATAGATGAAATACATAATCATGCTTATAATAATTTTAGAAATTATCATTTTCCAGTATTAAATTTATATACAGATAAAGAAGGTTATAATTTAGCAATGGCTCGTAATATGGGAATTATTGAAGCACACGGAGAATATATTTTATTTAATGATGCAAGGCTATGTCCAGAAGAAAATGCTATAGAAGAATTTTTAAAAGCAACAGATATCCCTAAGTATTTGAATATATGGTTTTCTGGTAATAAAAATGATAGTAAATCGTTTATAGAAAATTTTAGTTTTGTTAAAAGAAATCAAGTTATAAATTTTGGAATGTTTAATGAAAGAATTGATAAGTATGGTGGAATGTCTCAAGAGATTAGAACAAGATGGTTTTTACAAGAGGGTGTATTTTTTTATGTTAAAGATGCGAAAGCAAAACAAATACAAAAAGCTAAATCATCTAGTGGTAGGAAATCAGATATTGTAAAAATGAAATTAAAGCTATTTAAAATGTATAAAGATATAAGTGTATAATTAATATTAAATATATGAAATTAAATATTTCTAAAAAACAATGGGATGGATTATCTATAGAAGAGAAAAATAATTATTTAGGTTTTTCATGTAAAGATAGAACTTATAAAAATTTATTATTTAATGGTTATTTATCTATAGGTAGAATGATTGAGTACTTAGGAGATGATTTAGCGGAAATACATTATTATAAAGATGATAAAAAATTCGGTATTAGATTATTAGACGGAACTTATTTTAGTGGTAAAAAATTAATAGATATTGGATGGAAAGCATCCAAATATAAATTAAAACAATGAGTTATCGTGATATTGATAATAAGAGTCCAATATTCGGAATGATTGTAGGTTTAATATTTATTATTTTTATAATAATTTTATATATCTTAACAAATTAAAATAAAATTATGTCTAAGAAAATAAAGAAGATAGCACTTGTATTTGAAAATTGTGAATCTGTAGATTTATTACCAGATGAATTTTATGGTTTATATATTCAAGGAATAAAAGATAATTATTTAATAAATTGTTTTCAATATGAAAATGGAGAAATAATCAAACAAAAACAATGTGAAAAGTTTAATTTAGTTTTAAATAAAAAAGGAGAAAACAAAAAGGTAGAAATGGCAGATATATCTTTATTACAAAGATTAAAACAATGGAAAGATATTACTTGGATAAATATATATTATAAAAATGGAAAAGATGATAGCATAGCAGTTCCTTGGGGAGGAGATAATGAAAAGAATAATAAACAAATACTAAAAGAATTAAATGATGATACTAAAATTATAATTAAATAAAAAATATGTCTAAGAAAAAAAGAAAAGTAAAAGGAATTATTTTAGCAGGTGGTTTTGGAACTAGATTAAAACCAATGACTAATGTTACAAACAAACATTTACTCCCAGTATATGATAAGCCTATGATTTATTATCCTATTAAAACTTTATCTAATGCTGGTGTTAAAGATATTATAATTATTACTGGTAGTGAAAATGCTGGTGATTTTATAGACTTACTTGGAGATGGAAAAGAACTTGGTGTTCATTTAACATATAGACCACAACGAGGAGCTGGTGGAATTGCTGAAGCATTATTATTATGTAAAGATTATATTGGTGATAGTCCAATGGTAGTTATTCTTGGTGATAATATATTTACAGATGACATAAGTCAATATGTTAAAGATTATGAAAAAGATTCTAATGGTGCAATGATTTTTTTGAAAGAAGTTAAATATCCAGAAAGATTTGGTGTAGCAACATTAAATAAAGATAATAAAAATTATATTAGTAATATTGTTGAAAAGCCAAAAAATCCTAAAACTAATTTAGCTGTTACTGGTTTATATTTTTTTAATGCTAGTGTATGGCATATTATAAAAATGCAAGAAAAATCTGATAGAAATGAATTAGAAATTACTGATGTTAATAATTGGTATGTTCACAATGGACAAATGAAACATAAAATTCTAAAAGGATTTTGGTCTGATGCAGGAACTATTGAGAGTTTATATAATACTTCAACTGCTATTAGAAAAAAACGTTTAGAAAAATAATTAAAATATAAGTATATGTTAAAAAAAGTATTAAATAAAAATTATGAATGAAATAAAAATATTCAACTACAATTGGCATATCGCACATCAATTTTCTTTAGTTCAAATACCAAATACTAAATGGACTTATTTAGAACAGAATAGACGTCAATATTCTTCTGGAGTAAGAGGTGATTTTGTTAAAGATTATAATATAGATTATGTTCCACATTATGAGGAAGATAAATACGATGTAGCATTATTACATATTGACCAGCAATGCTTTGAAGAAGGGATTTGGAATTATGGTAAAGGTTCTCTTTATAAAGATTTGAATGTAGTAATAAAAGATATACCAAAAATAGTTATTATGCATGGAACTCCTTATTACCCAGAAAAGTTTCAATCTGATATAACTAAAGTAAATTATGAAAAAAAAGGTTATACAAAAAATCAGATTGGAATGTCTAGTGAATTAATTGATATGTGTAAAGATATTATTGGTGATAATATAATGGTAACTAATTCTAAAATGGCAGCAAAGCAATGGGGATTTGGTATACCATTTTGGCATGGACTTAATCCAGATGATTGGTTAGATTTACCAAAAGAGCCAAGAGTAGTAACTATGATTGGACCAGCAGGTTTAGATAAGTATTATGACAGAATGTTTTTATCAGCAGTAAAAGAAAGATTAATTGAAGAAGGTATATATCATTGTCACATTACAGTTGATGTAAAGTTTAAAAAATTTGATGAGTATAGAGATTTTTTAGGTAGAAGTTTAATATATTTTAATCATACAAGAGAAAGTCCTATGCCTCGTGCTAGAACAGAAGCTATGCTTTCGGGTTGTTGTGTAATTAGCACAGCTAATCAAGATTCAGAAACTTATTTAGTTAATGGTGAAAATTGTATTACTACAAGACGTAATCCAGATTATGTTGTAAAAGTTATTAAAGGATTAATGGAAAAGTATGATGAAGCTATAAAAATTGGACAAGCAGGAAAGAAAACTGCTAAGAAATTATTTAGTAAAGACAGGTTTGAATCTGATTGGAGAAAATTATTAGAAGAAGTGGTTGAATATTATAAAGAGCATAAAACTACAAGAGGATTCAAGTTTAAATAATATATCTTACGTTTTTATGTTAAAGAAATGCCACCTCTCGTGCATTTATAGTTAAAAGATACCATTATATACTATTAATTAAAAAATATGCAAATAAGGTTAAATTTAGGTTCTGGGAAAAAATGTCTTAATGGTTATGTAAATGTAGATTTATATTCTTATAAGGCTGAAATTACTGATGACATAGCAACGTTGTTTGAAGTTACTAAAATCTTTGGACTTAATTCGATTGAAAAGATATATTCTTCACATAGTTTAATGTGTATTCCAGAAAGGAAATTATTAAAAGCATTAAAGATATGGAAAGGATTATTAAAAGAAGATGGTATATTAATAATTGAAACTACAGACTTTGAAAAACAAGTAGAAGAATATATTAAAGATAAGAAGTCAGCAAAGAATGTAATGTATAGTTTATTTGGAAATAATAAAGATGATGGTTTAGGATTAAGATATCAATTTGATTTTGATTTGTTAAAATATTGGCTTGAGAAAGCTGGATTTAGAGATATAGAAAGAATTAAACAACCAGAATATAGTTCTCATAATGAAGAATATAATTTATGTGTTAAAGGAATAAAATAATATGAAAAGAAAACCTCATAGACAAATATGTTCAGTATGTAATAGAGAATATTCTGTTGATTTTTGGGTTCCTAGAAATATTTGGGAATTAGCTACTCATCATAGTCAAAGAGAAAATCTTATTTGTTTAGATTGTTTTACTAGAATGGCTGATACTAGATTTGTTGAATGGGATAAAGATATTAAGTTTACTCCAACAAGTTTAATAACTCATATAAGGAATTGTAAAATTAAATAATATAAAATAATATGTCAAGAGTAGGAAAAGGTCATAGAGCTTCAAAGTATGCAAAAAGTGGTAAGTATAATTCTCAATTTTATAGAACTACAGAAAAAGCTGGTAAATGGAGAGGTAAAGATAAAGATAGTTATACTAAATATACAAAATCAAGAAAAGAAAAACATGACGAAACAACTAAAGAATATTTTGAAAGATTAAAGAAAAAATAATATGAATTTAAAAGAAAAAATTTACATTTATTATCTTTTTGATGACTTAATGTGTAGAAAGTCATTAAAATTAGAGATACATAGTGAAGAATTGCCAAGTAATTTTTTAAACTTTTTACAAGTAAATGGTTATTCTTTAAATAAAACAAGATGGAGATTGGAAAAAGGTAAAAGAGAATATAAAATAATTTAATCAATAAATAATAAGAGTGTATGCCATATAACAAAAAACATTTTAGTATGGAATCTAATAGTGAAACAAGACGAATGACAAATGAAGAATTATTTTGGTGGAAAATTTATGGTATTAAAATATTTAAACAAAGACATATATTAATAAAAGATGTTACTAGCTAAATAAATTTATTAATAAAATAAATATATGAAAATTTTTAATGGGAAAAAAATGAATTTTAAGTGTAAAAAATGTGGTAGTAAATTAGTATATACAATACGTCATTCAAAAATTCACGAGAATTATAAAAAAGAACTTGGTAATGGTAAAACTGAAATTGGTGTTAATTTTGGGTTTGATGAATTAAAATGTAAGTGTGGTTATATTTTAAAAATTCCAAGAATTTTATAATAAATATATGAAGAAAGTATTAATTACTGGCATCACAGGACAAGATGGTTCATATCTAGCAGAACTATTATTAAAGAAAGGATATGTAGTTCATGGTCTTGTTCGTAGAAGTTCAACTTTTAATCGTGAAAGAATTGAACATTTGTATGGAGATTTTTGCCACGAAGATAAATTGTTTTTACATTATGGAGATTTAGCAGATTATATTTCAATAGTAAATCTTATTAAAAAAATTAAGCCAGATGAAATTTATAATTTAGGAGCTCAAAGCCACGTAGCAGTATCTTATGAAATACCATATTATACAGCACAAGCCACTGGATTAGGAATATTAAATGTTTTAGAAGCAGTAAGAATACTTGAATTAGATTGTAAAATATATCAAGCTTCAACATCTGAATTATTTAAAGGTAGTCCAAATACAGTACCTCAAGATGAAAATACTGTTTTTGACCCAGTTAGTCCTTATGGTGTAGCAAAATTATATGCTCATCAATTATGTAAAGTATATAGAGAAGCATATAAAATGTTTATTAGTTGTGGAATATTATTTAATCACGAGTCAGAAAGAAGAGGTAAAAATTTTGTAACTAGAAAAATAACTGTTGCTGTTGGCAATATTTTAAAAGGAAAACAAAAAGAATTGAACTTAGGAAATCTTGAAGCTAAAAGAGATTGGGGTTATGCACCAGAATATGTTGAAGGTATGTGGAAAATGCTACAACAAAAAAAGCCAGATGATTATGTATTAGCAACTGGTGAAACTCATACTATAAGAGAATTTTGTAAAGAAGCATTTAAGTTAGTAGGATTAGATTATAAAGATTATGTAAAATTTGACAAAAGACATATTAGACCAAATGAAGTTGACTTACTTTGTGGTAATGCAAGTAAAGCTAAAAAGAAATTAGGTTGGAGTCCAAAAATTAAGTTTAAAAAGCTTGTCAAAATAATGGTAGAGAATGATATTAAATAATAAATTAATTATATGAAATTAAAAAATTTATTAAGAATCATTTTAGTTATAATAACTTTTCCTTTAAGGTTAGTATATAATATAATATCCCATAGTAATTGGAAGGATTTAAAATGATTATAGGTTATGCTTATTTAGTTGCTGATTTATTTCATATAGGTCATTTAAAAGCTTTACAAAATGCTAAAAAATATTGTGATTATTTAATTGTTGGATGTTTAAGTAATAGGGCTTGTATGGAAAAAAAATCAAAGCCAATAATATCTTATAAAGAAAGAAAAGTTATACTTGAATCTTGTAAGTATGTTAATAAAGTAATTATCCAAAAAGAATATTCTCCTTTAAATAATATTAAAAGAATAAAACCACATATATTAATGGAAAGTGATAATCATCCAGAACAACCAGCCAATGAATATGTTAAGAGCTATGGTGGTAAAATAATTATAACAAAATATTATATTCCTCAATCTTCTACTAAAATAAAAAATAAGATTATAAACATATGTTAATATTATCTTTATGTACTGGAAAAACAGATAGATGGGATTTATCTGGTATTAAACAACTAATAGATATCAAAGGAGAACCATTATTAAAAAGAACTATTAGGCAGTTTAAAGAAAAAGGCGAAGATATTACTATCGTGACTGATGACAATAATTTAAAAATTGGTAATTATTTTATTCCAGAAAAAGGAAGATGTGGTTGTGAAACATTATTAAATACTAAAGAATTATGGAAAGATAAAGTAATTGTTTTATTAGGTGATGTTTTATATTCAGATAATTTAGTAAATAAAATATTAAAATGTAATGATGAATTTAGAATATTTGGTAATTGGGAAGAGATATATGCTGTAGTTTTTAAAGAGTCTGTATTTGAAAAAGTAATTAAAGAATTAATTATTGCTATTAAAGTTGATGTTGTTAAATCCAATTTATGGGATTTTGCACAAGCTTACTTAGGTGGTAAAAGAAAAGATTATCTTAAAAGAGAATTTGAATATATAAAAGACTATACTCAAGATTTTGATGATAAACGTGATGTCGATAAATATAATAAAAATTTAAAAAAATATAATTATGAATAATATGAAAACTAAAAAAAAGAAAACTGAAAGAAGAATTGCTTATGAAAAATTAAGAAATATAAAGAATAATAATATTAAGAAAAAACATAAATTTATATTTGAAAATCAATATATGATGGATAACAATTTTATCGAAAGTTGGAAGACATTAAGAAAAATATTAACAAATAAAATAAAAATATGAAGATAGGAATATTCTCATTTAAAAAATTTGAAGGTATGGATGAGGCTGGCAGTTCAACTATTCGTTGTGATTGGTTATTAAATTATTGGAAAGAAGCAGAAGAGTTTAAGTATGGACAAAAATATGATGCTATAATTTATCAAAAAGTTTATTATCCTAAACACGCTAAATTATTTAAAGGAGTAAAAATTTTAGATTTATGTGTATCTGGCAATTCATTAATTTTTACTTTAGATGGTTGGAAATATGCTAAAGATATCATAGAAAATGATTATATTTTAACTCATAAAGGTAGATTTAAAAAAATTAAAAATATTTTTGTTAGAAATGATAAAACAAAAAATGTTAAAGCTAGTGGATTATGTTCTATTAAATTAACTGGTAATCACCCAGTATATTCTGCTAATTATAAATATAATAATAAAAAAGGAAAAGTTTTTGATAATTTTAATTGGGTTAATGTTGATAATTTGATTATTACTAAAGGAAAAAATAATGGTAGTACATTAATTACTCATAAGAATAGAGATATAAATGAAAAAGAACTTACTGCATATAAAGATGAGGCTTGGTTTACTGGTTATTATTGTGCAGAAGGTTCTTGTAGTGACCATCAAGTTAGTTTTGCTATGCATAAAAATGAAATTGAACATAGAAAAAAGATTATAAATATTATTCATAATTTTGGTTTTAATAGTTCTTATTATGAAAAAGATAATACTGGTAGGGTATATTTTAGTTCTAAACATTGGGTTGAATTATTAAAAGATAAGTTCAAATCTAAAGATAAAAAAGTTCCTTATGCTAGAATATTTAATGCTACTAAAGAAGAGAAATTAGATTTTTTAGAAGGGTATATTGCTGGTGATGGTTATTGTAATGATATTAATGGTATAAGTGTATCGACTATATCAAAGAAATTAGCTTATTCTGTTTGGCAATTATTTAGAGATTGTGGAATAAATGTTAGTATGAATTATCATAAAAGAGAAGGTGATAGTTATAAATTTATTCATAAAGATGGTAGAGAATATTATGGTAAGCCACAATGGAGAATACAACTTAATCCAATAGAATCTATTAAATTTTATAATTTAACTAATATAAAAAAATATAAAAAATGTAAAATTGATTATTGGAATAGTTTGGTTTCTAAAAATGTAGAAGTTATAGAATCAAATGGTTATTATACACATCCAGTAAAATCAATTACTGATAATAATAAAATTGAAACTGTTTATAATTTTGAAGTAGAAGATGATAACAGTTATATTGTTGATGGTATTATAGTTCATAATTGTGACCCCGATTTTTTGCATTGGGGTTATCAAACAAAAGCTATGATTGAAGAGGTTGATGCTATTACTTGTGCAACAAAAAAATTGGCAGAAGATATAAAACATTTTACAGATAAGCCAGTTATTTATATTCCAGATAGAATAGATTTGAAATTATTTAATCAAATTATTCAAAATAATGAAGATGCAAAAGTAGTTGCTTGGTTTGGTTATGGACATAATTTTTGTATGTTAGACCCAGTAATAAATTTTTTAGCAAAACATAAATTAAAACTTATTGTTATTTCAAATGCTGATTATAGATTACCAACTGGTTGTAAAAAAATAGAATTTGAAACAATCAAATTTAATTGGGATATATTGGCTAATGATTTGAAAAAATATAAAGTTGATTTTATTTTAAATCCAAAAAGTAAAAAAGGTAAATGGAAATATAAAAGTGATAATAAAAGTTATATAGGTTGGGCTATGGGTTATCCAGTTGCTTATGACTTAGATGACTTAGTTAAATTTATAAATCCACAAAATAGACAATTAGAAATAGAATTAAGAAAAAAAGAATTAAATGAAAAATATAATGTTAAATTATCAATTAATGAACTTAAGACACTTATTGCTGAAATTATCAAGAAAAAAAATGCGTAATAAAAGAATAGTATATATTTGGTATTGTCCAAGAAAAAGTTGTAATAATATAATTACAAAAACTAGCAAGCCACACCTTGATAGCAAGAAAGAATATATGTGTAAAAATTGTAATGTTAAATACAGAGGGGATGTTTTAATGATATTAAATAAAGATAATATAAGAAATACACTCAATAAAATGTAAAAGGTATTGACATTATATCGTTTTGGGTGTATAATAGAGGTATATAAAATACAAAATATAAAATAGTTAATTTTCAGTTGCAACTTTAGAGTGATGTTAGTTATATTTTCACGCAACAGATATATAACGACTAGCTCTTACTGATTTTATTCCTTGCGGGTCGTCAGACCCTATCGGCATTAGAGCTGATGGCAAGTGATATAGAGTAGTGGTGTTTTAGAACACCTCACGGTCAAACTTAAGTGGATATTTATGAAGTATATTTAGTAAATATCTAGCAAAACCGTAGACTACTCTAATAACGTGTATATAAATGGGAGTAGGTATAGGACTATCATCCTTTAAACTACTCCTCAGCTGAAAGTTAATTATAAAAAATTTATAGACGAACTTTATAGTTTTACGAAATTATAAGTTCTCGGCTTTACGAAGCTGTGATAATGATAACGTCTTAGGTTTACGAACCATTTTATCGTATGATAAGATGTTTTTTTGTTATTTACTTTTAAAAATATGGGATATTTAAAAAATATTTTCAATGCTTTCACTGGAAAAAAAGAAGTTTCTAAAAAAAATCCAGCAGGTATTGAATTGTATGGTGCTGGACAATATGAATTAGGATATGCAAAAAAGAAAATATTATTGAGAGAAATGAGGGGATGGGTTTTTGCATGTACATCTGCTATAGCTGATGAGATAGCTCAAATAGATATAAAATTATATAAAAGAAAAGGTGATAAAATTGAAGAAGTTACGGATAGTCCAATTTTAGATACTTTATATAAAGTCAATGATTTTACTACAAAATTTGACCATTTTTGGTTAACTTCTGCTTATTTAGAATTAACTGGAGAATCTCCTTGGTATTTAGAAAAAGATGCTAGTGGTGTTACTGGTATTTTCTTTTTAGACCCAAGTAAGTTAACTCCAATAGCTGATAAAAAAACTATTATTAGTGGTTATAGATATGAAGTTGGTATGGGTAAAAAAATAACTATACCAAAAGAAAATATTATATTTATAAAATTTCCAGACCCAGCAAGACCATTTAGAGGATTAGGAACATTAGAAGCTGCTGCAAGGTCAGTAGATGTAGATATTAATGCTGAAGAATGGAATAGTAAATTTTTTGAAAATTCTGCAAGACCAGATTCTATTTTGAATGTCAATGTGGTTCAAATGGATGATGAACAAAAAAAAGTTTTAAAGCATAGTATAGAAGAACAATATAAAGGAACAAAAAAATCACAACAATTAATGGTTTTATTTGGTGATATGAAACTTGAAAAATTTGCTACCACTCAAAAAGATATGGACTTCTTGGAACAACAAAGATTTACAAGAGATAAGATATTTGGTATTTTCCGTGTTCCAAAAGCAGTATTAGCACAAACTGAAGGAGTGAATTATGCTTGTCATTCAGAAGATACTGAAGTTTTAACTGAAAATGGATTTAAAAAATATTGGGAAGTAAAAAAGAATGAAAAGATAGCTACTGTTAATAAAGATACAAATAAAATAGAGTATCATATACCTAAAGAAAAATTTGTTTATGATTATGATGGCAAAATGGTACATATGAAAACAAAAAATGTTGATGTATTAATTACACCTAATCATAAAATATGGTATAGAACACAAAAAATAAAAGAATATAAAATAGAAGAAATTGGAAAAGTTAATAACAGTGAAATACATATTAAAGCTAATTTTAATTATGATGATGATAAGATAGAAGAATTAAATGATTTTATAATTCCAAAAGTAAAAAAAGGATTGACTGCAAATAATAAGACATTATCAGATGAAGTTAAAATTAATGGTGATGTTTTTTTAGAATATTTAGGATATTTTTTATCAGAAGGTGGATTGTTAAAAGAAACTTCTCCAAATTTTAGATATGTTCATACTATTTGTCAGAAAAAAAGTGAAGAAAATATTTCTAAAATGAGAAATTGTTTAAAGAAAACTGGTTTTTCTCATACTGAATATAAAATTGAAAGTGGTGCTACATATTGGAATGTTTATGGGAAAGCAGTTAATAGTTGGTTTAGAGAAAATTGTGGAGATGGATGTGATATAAAAAAAATTCCATTACAATTTAAAAAATTAAACAAAAGACAATTAAGAATATTATTTGATGCTTTAATGTTGGGTGATGGTAGTTGGGATAAAAGAGAAGATAGAAATAGTGGATGTTATGCGACAACATCAATTCAATTAGCTGATGATGTACAAGAAATTGCATTAAAACTTGGTTATTCAGTTTCTATAAAGGTTCATCACGATACTCGTGAAAATAGAAAAATATTATATGTTGTTAATATAAGTAATAGAAAAGAACATCAATTAAGAGATTGTAAAGAAGAAATAAATTATAGTGGTAAGGTTTGGTGTTTTGAAGTTCCTAATCATATTTTTATTACAAGACGTAATGGCAAAATAACTGCGAGTGGAAATTCGGCAAAAGCTGCTAATTATATTTTTGCACGTTGGACTATTCAACCAAAGATGGAAAGAATTATAGAACAATTAAATGAGTTTTATGTTCCAATGTTTACTGGTTCTGAAGAAATGTTTTTAGATTTTACTAATCCAATACCAGAAGATGAAGAAGTAAAATTAAAAAATTATACAGAAGGTATTGATAAATGGCTTACTACAAATGAAGTTCGTTTAGCAGAAGGATTGCCACCAGTCGAAGGAGGAGATTCAATTTATAAACCATTTAATCTTATACCAATTGATAGTGATATGGGTATGGCACATGAGTCTGTTAAATTTGTAGAATTAAAAGTTAAAGGTAAAAAAGATAAAAATATTATATCAAATATAAGAATAAAAAGATTAAATGCTAGAAATCCAGGACATAAAGAGAAAGCAAAAAGGATTAAAAAATCTAAAAATGAAATGAAAGAAAAGGTAAAGGAAATGCTTAAAAAAGAAATATATAATGTGAAAAAGAAAATCATTAGATGGTCTGATAATAAAAAAATACATTTTTGGAAAGTAAAAGATGCTTTATCAAGACAATTTATAAAGCCAGTACGTGATAAACAAAAAAAAGTATTTGAACAACAAAGAAAAAAAGTTCTTAAAAATTTAAACAAGAAAAAAGCAATTAAGGCTAGTGTAGATATATCAGGTTTACAATTGAATAAAGTAGAAGAAGCGGCAATAACAATAGCTGTGGTTATGCCAGTACTTGAAGAGTTATTTAAAGAAAGTGCTGATGAAACATTTACATTTTTAGGTGTTGATATGGTTATGGATACTTCAACTGAAGAAGTACAAACATTACTTAAAGCTGAAACAAGAAAGTTTTCAAATTCCGTAACTAAGACAACTAATATTGCTATTAAAAATCAAGTAGCTGAAGGATTAAAAAATAATGAGTCTATACCACAAATTGGAAAAAGAATAAATAATATATTTGATGTTGCTAATAAAAGTAGAGCTGAAGCAATAGCAAGAACTGAAACTGTTAGATATAATTCTGCTGCTACAGAACGAGCATTTGTAGAATCTGGTGTAGTTGAAGCAAAAGAATGGAATGTAGAACCAGATGCTTGTCAATTTTGTGCTCCAATGACTGGTGCAATTGTACCACTTGGTTCATCATTTTTTGATAAAGATGTTGAAATTACTGGTTCAGATGGTGGAAAAATGACATTGGATTATGACACAACAGAATACCCACCTCTCCATACAAATTGTTTTATAGACCCACAAATACCAATATTTACTTCTAAAGGATGGAAACAAATAGGAAAAATTAAAGTAGATGATTTAGTTTTAACACATAAAAAGAGATTTAGAAAAGTTACAAAATTAATAAGAACACCAAAACAGATTCCTGATACAACAACAATTAAATTTAATTTTGGAATAAATAAAAAGAATAAAAAAACTACAAGAATGCAGGAATCTTTAACATTAACATCTGAGCATCCAATTTTATGTAATGGAAAATGGGTTGAAGCTAATAAGATAAAAAAAGGTGATAAATTAGAAATGTTAGCAAATCATTGTCAATATTGTAATGAATTAATACCTTATTTTCAAAAATATTGTAATCATACTTGTAGTAGTAAGGCTACAACTAAAAAACAATGGGCAAGTGAAGAACATCGTTTATTAATGTCAAAAAAAATTAGTAAAAGTATGAAAAATCAATGGAGAAATGGTGATAGAGATTGGAATTATAAACAATTAAAAGAAGCTAGAAAAAATATTAAAGAGTTTAAATTAAATAATCCTGAAATTAGAAAAAAAGCAGCAAAGTCATTAGGTTCAAAAAATTATGGTAAAACTTGGTTAGAAGAAAAAACTGGATGGATTTTGACTAAAAATAATATTGAAATAGAACCACAATATCCTATTAAGAAAAAAGAGGTAGATTCTCTTGGAAGAGATAGATATTATTTTGCAGATTTTAGAGTTAAGGATACTAATATTTTAATAGAATGTGATGGTAATTTTTGGCATAAAGATATAGAAAAAGATAAAGAAAGACAGAAAGAAATTGAAGATAATGGATTTATTGTTTTAAGATTTTTAGATGAACAAATAAATTCTAATTTACAATCAATTGCAGATGAGGTTAAGTTGGTTATGGCTAATCATAATGATAAATACAGAACAATTAATGTTGTTGTTGATAGTGCAAAACAATGGAAACCAAAAAAACCTAAGATGCTTTATAATTTTTCAGTTAAAGAAGATGAAAGTTATATTGCAAAAGGTTTTGTTGTGCATAATTGTAGATGTCAGTTAGCTCCTATATTTATTGAAGGTAGGTCTATTAAAAGCAATAAATAATTTTATATATAAGAATAAGCCTGAAGGCGACGTAATAATTAATTTAATAATATGAAAACAAAACACATAGAAGCATTAACCGAAATTGTAGATGGTAAATTAGTTGCTATTGCTTCAGATGAAAGTATTGATAGAGTTGGTGATAGTCTAAAAGTTGATGATTGGGATTTAAAAAACTTTAAAAAGAATCCAGTATTACAAGCTGGTCATGATTATCGTCCACAATTTACTATAGGTATTGCTAAAAATATGAGAGTTGAAGGTAAAAAATTAATATTCGAACCAATATTTCATAAATTTACAGAATTAGCAAGAAATATAGAAGCAATGTTTACATCAAAACCACAAATATTGAAGGCTTGGAGCGTTGGTTTTATACCAGCTAGGGAAGATGGACAAAAGAATGAATTGTTAGAAGTATCTGCTGTTGCTGTTCCTGCTAATGCTAGTGCTTTAACTTCATTAAAAAGTTTAGAAAAAAGTGCTGAAAATTTAGATGAAGTAGAAGAAAAAGAATTAGGAGAAAAAGTTAATAAATGGATTGAAGAAAAAGGTTGTTGTGGTGATTCAAAAACTAATACAGATGCTCTACCAAAAAAAGAAGAAGAAGAAGAACCAAAAGAAACTATTAAAAAACCTAAAAAATTATCTAAAGAAAAGAAACCAAAAGAAAAAATAGTTAAAAAGTTTATAAGATGGAATAAATCATTATCTAAAGCATTTGATGTAGATAGTGTAGAAATGCCACCTTCAACTTTCGAATATAGTTTATTCACAAAGTTCTTAGATTGCAAAGTAAAAGAAATATTTAAAAATGGTTTTTTAATACCAAGTCCATTATTAGGTAGTTATCTTGCTAGTTTAAAAAATATATTTAGTGATTTTAAATTAAAAGATACTAGAAATTTCGAATGGAATGGAACTGAATCGCCACCAATTTATGAAGTAATTAAATTAAACTCTAAAAAGTCAGATGATTTCTTAGTCGAAGGAGTTAATTTTTATGAAAATAAAGATGGTGATGGAATTGCTGTTAAAGTTAGTCCAACTTGGTTCGGACTAAAGGTAAACATTGTAACCACTCTTAAGGATAAGGATTATAATAAAGGATTATTAAAAGATGTACATAATTGGGTAAAAGAAAATAATTATTTAAAGGGAGAAAAGTTTTCTTTAAGAGGTGAGTTTATAGATAATACTAAGAAAGATTGGGATGATGTTATTTTAGATGATGATATAAAAAATTCTATAAAAAAATCAGTTAGTCAACTTAATAAGAATAAGAGTGAATCATCTAATAGAGGAATGTTGTTCTTAGGAGAACCAGGAACTGGAAAAACAATGTCTGGAAAAGTAATGATGGATAAAGCAGATTCAACTTTTGTTTGGGTATCATCTAAAGACTTTTATAAGATTGGTGTAGTTGAAGCATTAGCATTATCATTTAAATTAGCTAGAGATTTAGCACCAAGCATATTGTTTATAGAAGATATAGATACTTGGCTTAAAGGCTCTGCTGTTGATTTGTTAAAAACTGAAATGGATGGTATATCTGAAAATAAAGGTATGTTAACAGTATTAACTACTAATTTCCCAGAACAATTACCAAAAGCATTATTAGATAGACCTGGACGTTTCCATGATGTATTAGATTTTAAAGCTCCTAATAGAAAAATAAGAAAAGATATGATTAATAAATGGGCTGGAAAAATTGATAAAAAATTATTAAAGAATATATTAGATAAAACAAAAGGATATACTGGTGCTTATATTAAAGAATTAGTGGATTTTGCTAAGATGATAGTTGAAGATGATGAAATAGAAATAGGTGATGCTTTATTAAAGAGTTTAGATAAAATAGAAAAACAAAGAGAATTAGTTAATAGTATTTCAAGTGAAGTTACAAAGTCAGTAATAATAGATATAGAAGAAAAAGTAGGACGTGTTATATCTAAGAAAAATAAAATAATAATTACAAAAGCCGTTGAGGCTTTGAATAATGCAGCCATAGCTCTGGAGAAACTTTTGGATTTAAGTGAAACACCAGAAGGTGATAAAACTATTCCAACTCCAGTAAAAGCTAAAGAAAATGGTGAAGTTAAAGGTCGAGAACCAAAGAAAGTAGTTAAACAAAAATTAGTTGAAGCTAATGACATTGTACTACGTGCTTTGAAAACAATTGCAAAAAATTCAAATTTTGCACTTAATAAACTAAATAGAAAGTAACTATAATGTTAAAAAAGAAAAAAGTAAAAAAGGTTGAAAAGGTTGAAGAAGTTAAAAAGATTGAAGATTTTGAAACTAAGATTGATAAAGCTGCTACAAAAGTAATTGAAAAGCTTGGTTTTTCTGATATAGAAACAAGACTTGCTAGTCTCGAGACTCCTAAAGTAAAGAAAGTTGAAAAAAAGATAGCTGGTATTCTAAATTTAGAAAAATTGATGAAGAAAGATGTTAGTGAAATGACTGCCAATGAAAAAATCATAGGATTTTTCCAAGCAGCTATTAAAAATGACAAAGCTTCTTTAAAGGCTTTAGCTGAAGGTGTTGCTGCTGATGGTGGGTTAAGGAAATATAGCCCCATATGTGTGTAAACATATATAGTAAATTCGGTGAATTCAGGGAAACTCCTGAAAAGGACAATCCTGAGCCAAGCCAAGAATTAAATGTTTTTGGAAGGTGCAACGACTAGGATTTGAAACTCTAAATAGAGAATATAATAATCCCACGAGCGCCGAATATCTGTTACATTGACAATTTAATATTATGGGTTCCATTAGGACGTAAGTAATAAATAGGTAGTGTCTATTTATTAGCCCTTAAAATAATTAACACTACTAATTATATGACATTCAAAAAACAAATACCTTGGAATAAAGGATTAACTGTAGAAACTGATGAAAGAGTTGCAAAATATGTTAATAAGCAAAGAGGTCAAAAAAGACCAAGTATAACAGGAAATAAAAATCCTGCTAAACGTAAAGATGTTAGAAAAAAGCTTATTAAAAATAATGCAATGAAAAATAAAGAAAATAGAATAAAAATTAGTATTGCAAATAAAGAGAATTGGAAAAATCCAATTATCAGAAAAAGAAGAATAGATGCTATGAAAGGAATACCAAAAACTGATAAAGCTAAATTAAATATGAGCAATGCTAGAAAAAAGTTATTAATAGAAAATCCAGATGTCCTTAAAAATTCATTAATATATTTCAAAGGTAAAAAAACAAATATTGAAAAAATCATAGAAAATATACTTATAAAAAATAATATTAAGTATAAATATGATTTTAAAATATTAAGATATTGTGTAGATTTTGTTATAAACAATTCAAATCTTATTATAGAATGCGATGGAGAATATTGGCATAATAAAAGAAAAAAACAAGATAAGATTAGACAAAGCAATATTGAAAAAGAAGGTTGGAAATTTATAAGATTTACTGGTACACAAATTATAAAAAATTTAATTGAATGTGAAAAAATAATATTAAATAATGTAAATAGATAATGATATAGTCTAAACTATATGGAAACATATAGAAGTAATAATTAAAAAAATTACGATAATATAATTGATTTATTTCCTGATGAGTTTAAAAATGAACTTATTAGAGATTTAGAAGAAAAGCCATATATGAGGAATTTAGTTCGTATTATCCCTATGACTAGAGATATTATGAATATTCCTACATTAGTAGAAGGACCACAAGTCACCTGGACTGATGAAAATGTTGAAAAATCTACAACTACTGCTCATTTTGGACAAGCTACGCTAACCACTTTCAAATGTGCTGCAATTATGTATGCATCAGACGAATTAATCGCAGATGCTTCTAGTCAGTTTGATATTGTTAAACTTATCATCGATTTATTCTCTGAAGCTCTTGGAACAGAAGAGGACAGAGTTATAACTGCTGGTAATGGTACAACTCAACCTGCTGGTTATGCATTGGGTACTCATGGTATTCAAACTGTTGCCTGTGCTGGTAATTTAGACTTCGACGATATAATCAACTTGATATATCTATTGCCTCGTAAATATCAAAATAATGCTACTTTTACAGTTCATAGAAATAACATTCGTGAATTGAGAAAAGTTAAAGATACTAATGGCAGATATATTTGGCAAGAACCTCTATCAGTTGGTCAACCCGCTACTATTTACGGACATCCAGTTATTGAAGATAATAACTTAGGTGAAGATGAAATTTACTTCGGTGATTTCAAATACGCTTATTGGTTAGGTGATAGACAGCAAATGGCTGTTAAGGTATCTAATGATACTGAAACTGCGTTAAAGAGTGAGCGCAGTATAAATAGGATAAATTGCTGGAAAATCTTTAAATCGTTATGGTCAGATTTAAAGACAATCAGCAGCCTAGCTTTGCCAGTAATGGCTTAGAAGGTTCAGAGACTAGATTCCGAGTCCTAATAGGACAGTAATGAATCCACGAACATCCTACTGTTCATTGACAATAAAATACACAAACACAACGCTTTATACATTTACTATTGCATTTTTATTGAAATTATGCTATAATACCTATATGAAACCTAAAATAAAAAAACAATGGAAGTCTGGAAATGGGTATAGATATATCTTAATTTGTAATAATTGTGGAAATGAATTTGAAGTTACGGGTAAACGATTTAATTCTGACCCTTGTCTTTATTGCACTACTAAATGCAGTAATTCTTCTAAAGAAAAAATAAATAAGGATAATAAATCAAAAAGTATTAGATATTCAAATAATAAAAGAAAATATGGAAAATGCTTTAAACCAGAAGCTATAGAAAATATTAAACAAGGAACTATAAAAAGATTTTCAAATCCAGAAGAAAGAAGAAAAATTAGCACAAGAGTTAAAATGCAGTATAAACAAGGAAGACAAAATCCTAAAGGAATGTTAGGAAAAATTCCTTGGAATAAAGGTAAAGAAAATCCTTTGTGGAAAGGTAGTAATAATCCTAATTGGAATAATGGTTCAAGTTATGAACCTTATGGTATAGAATTTAATAATCAATTAAAAGAAAAAATTAGGAAAAGATATAATTATACCTGCCAAGAATGTAATAAATTACAAAAGGATTTAGGATATAAGTTACCAATTCATCATATTGATTATAATAAAAAAAATAATCAAGAGAATAATCTTATAAGTCTTTGCCGTAAATGTCATAGTAAAACTAATTTTAATAGAAAAGATTGGATAAAATATTTTATTCAAAAAATGATTTAGTATAAAAATTTAAAATAGTTATGTATAAAGTAGTAAACTTTTTGTTTATTACTTTTTTGTATTTTATTGTTAGAACTGATGATATAGTCCGACCACTAGATATATATAAAACTAGTGAAGTAAGAGATAAAGAACTCTTACGATAACATAGAAAAGTCACTAAAGACCAAACCGCAATTAGAGTTGTTATGAGAATCGCTGGTACTGTAGTAGAAGCTAGGGCAATCAAATGTCTTAATACTATACCTTAGTAAATAGATTGATATATTCATTATTGGGGGAGTAATTTCTTTTATTCCCCCTTAATGGAAATCTTTAATGAATTTTTAATAAAAAAATGCTTTATTCTCTTAACTTAACTTAACTTAACTTCTCTTAACTTAACTTCTCTTCTTACAACACTTCGTAACGTCTTGTAACAGAACGTTACAGAATAAGGTAAAAGTCAATAAAATAAACATTATGAGAGTATATTTATTAAAACAATACGAAAATAACAATAAAGGAGAAATGATTAGCGTATCTAAAAATACCGCAAACGATTTAATAAAAAATGAAATAGCAAGGAAAGTAGAAAACATAGATTTTCTAGTCAAACCAAAAATGGGAACGACTAAAACATTTGGTTCATCGCCGAATGATACTAAAGTAAAATCTAGTATAAAAGGAGGTCGTTTTCTAATTAATTAAATCAATTTAACAAAAACAATATGTCAGATGATTATCAAAATATGAGTCCTCAGAATGGTAAAAGATTTCAAAGGGATGGAACAGTTGTAAACGTTGCAAATGGTTTTGTTGAACAAGGATTTGACCATAACAGAGTAAGTCAAAGTGTTTCCGAAGGTGGAAGATTATATCTTGATGGTAAAGGTGTAAAAATACTTGGAAGAAATGGTGCTATTGGCACTACTTGGGAAGATATAGGTTGTTACAATGCAGATAATAATTATGTAGCACCTGCGGCAGCTATTACATTAGAAATTGTTTCTGATGATAATGCAGACCAACTTGGTGGATTCGGTGCTGAAGTAGTAAGAGTTCATTATCTTAATACTAGTTGGGAAGAAGATTATCAAGATGTACTTTTAGCTGGTACTACACCTAATACTGTTTTAGCAACAGATATATTGTTACCAATTAGAATAGAAATTGTTAAATTTACATCTACAACTATTATAATTCCTTCTGGAAATATTGATTTGCAAGGAACTGGTGGTGGTACTTTATATTTAAGAATTTTAAAGATATACACAGAATCAATGAATGGTTATTACTATGTACCAGATGACAAATATTTTGTAATTACTGATATAGAAAAATCTTTAGCTGATGGTACTGCAAATGACAATGAAGTTATTACTGGTTTGTATATTCAAGAGCCAGTAACAATTGGTGGAATGACTTATTATATAGAGAGATTTTATCCTATTGGTAATATCAATGAGATGAATGCTGAGTCGTTTCATTTACGTCAAGAAATAATTGTAAAGGAACATTGTAGAATTAGAATTAGAGGAAGAGCTGATGCCGCTACTGGTTCAGCTTTAATTGCTGTAAGGGGTTTCTTATTTACTCCAAGTAGCTATCCTGTTTATACTACATCTACTACAAGTTCAACTTCATCAAGTTCATCTAGTTCAACAAGTTCATCATCAAGTTCTAGTACTTCAAGTTCATCTAGTTCATCTACGAGTAGTTCAACAAGTTCTAGTACTACAAGTTCGACAAGTTCATCAAGTTCAAGTTCAACAAGTTCAAGTACTTCTAGTTCAACTACCTCATCAACTTCAAGTTCGACAAGTTCAAGTACTTCAAGTTCAACTTCATCAAGCTCTAGTTCGTCAACATCTAGCTCATCGAGTTCATCAACTTCAAGTTCGACAAGTTCTAGTTCGTCTAGTTCTACAAGTTCAAGCTCAAGTAGCTCAACTTCATCGTCAACTTCAAGTTCATCTAGTTCAAGTACTTCTAGTTCAACAAGTTCTAGCTCATCAAGCTCAACTTCGTCTAGTACTTCTAGTTCAACGAGTAGTTCAAGTTCAAGTTCAACAAGTTCGTCTACAAGTAGTACAACTACTGTAGCTTAATGATATAAAAAAAGAATATTAACAAAACAATAAAATGAAAATTGCAATTTTTACTACTTTTCGTAAAATGCCAGAATCATATTCTCTGGTAAATGATGTAATTGACCAAATTAAAACTCTTAAAAAATATGGGCATAATGTCGTATTTTATGCTCAGACAGGTTGTGAAGGCAGAGGGATAGAGTGTGAAATGAAAACTCTAGTCCCTCACTTCAAACTTGAAAAGAATGTGGTCAATGAAAAGTATAAGGAGATATTAATAAAATTTATTAAGGATGAATTATCACAATATGATGTGGTAATTACTCACGATTTAATGTACTTACAATCATATGCTACTCATAGAGCAGCAATTATGGAAAGCAATATAGATACTAAATGGATACATTGGGCTCATAGTGGTAATAGGGATAATCTAAATATTAAAATGCCACATGCTAAATATATCTATATGAATTATACTGATGTATCTAGGTGGGCTAAATCAATTGGTTTAGATGTCGATGATGTAAGGGTAGTATTTAATGATAAAGACCCATCATTATTCTTTGACTGGCACGATATTACAAAACAAATATCTGAGAAAATTGATTTATTTAATAGAGATATTATACAAACATATCCTTTATGTTCTACAAGAATGGATAGTAAAGGATTAGACCACGTCATAAGAGTATTTGGTGCATTAAAAAAATTAAATAATAAAGTGTTGCTGATAGTGTGTAATTCTAATGCTAAAAATGCAAGTGATAAAATAAAACAAAAAATAGAATTGGCAAAACGTCATGGTTTGACAGAAGATGAAATATTTTTTACTTCAACTTTGTCTGAGGAAACTTTAAGACAAGTACCAAGACAAGTAGTTAGGGATTTAATGTTGATTTCAAATATATTTATTTTTCCTACTTTAAGCGAAGTATGTTCGAATGTTCTTTTAGAAGCAAGTATGTGTAAACAATTATTGGTTCTAAATAAATCATTTCCAGCTTTGTTTGATTTTGGTGAAGAAGGTAAAACTTGTTTAGGATATCCGTTTGGTTCTGTAATTAAAGCTGATTTTAGTTATAGACAACTCGGTGAATATGGCTATCTTGCTAAAACAATACATCAAGAATTGTTAAGTAGTAAGCCATTACAACAACAAAAGAAAATAATGAGGATTACTAATTTAGATTCAATTTATTCGAATCAGTTAGAAGTCTTACTTAACGAAGATTATTGATATGTTAAAAATAGGAATAATAGGAAGAGCAGATAATTGTGGTCTTGGTATATTAACTCAAGAATTTTATGACCATTTAAAACCAAAAAAAACAATATTACTATTTAACAGAAAGTATAAATATTATCCAGACAGATATCCTGAAGGAGAGTGCCTCGATAAAAAGGAGTTTAGTGACGAAAAGGTTAGAGAATTTTTAAATGGATTAGATTTAGTTATTGCCTTTGAAACTCCTTATAATTGGAATACATTTGACATTGCCACGGAAATGGGTGTCAAAAGTATATTGATTCCAATGTACGAGTATCTAAAAGATAAAGCACCTAAACCTGATTTGTATATTTGTCCAAGTTTATTGGATTATGATGTTATTAATGGGTCTAAGGTGTTTTTAAATATACCAGTAAATAGAGAAAAATTAAAAAAAAGAAAAATATCTAATATTAAAAATATTTTGTTTAATATTGGTCATGGTGGTAGATATGAAAGAAATAATGTTGAAGAGACACTTAATGCACTTTCTAAGTTAAAAGAAAACGTTAAATTAACCATAAATAGTCAAGTACCTATAGAATATAGTAATTCTAATATAAAAGTCTTAGAGGGCGATATAGTAAATTATCAAGATTTATATAAAGAAGGAGATATTTTTATTATGGTAACTAAATTTAATGGTTTATGTTTACCTATTCAAGAGGCTATGTCTTGTGGAATGCCAGTAATTTCAAGTGATGTATATCCTAACAATACATTTTTACCTAAAGACTTACTTGTAAAACCATATAAACAAGATAAATTAATGTTATATAGAAAAATTGATAGATATTATTTTAATCAAGATGATATATTCAATAAAATAAATGAAGTAATTAATTGGTCTCCAAAGCAAATAAATTATTATTCTAATTTAATGGATAAATATGCTGAAAGTATAAGTTGGAAGAATATGCTTCCCAAATATTTAAAAGTTTTTGAAAATCTATGCAAGGAATAACAAGTTCACGACACGGTAATTGTCCTAGTAATTTCAGAATACACAATACTAAAATTATGAAAGAGATTGGTTTTAGTGATAAGCAAATGGAGTCAAGAGAATTTGTTAAAAGAGCAGAAAATGCTAGTTATAAAGTTGGTGTATTTTCAAAAGAAGATAAATTTGTAGTACTTCATTGGAAGCTATCTAATAATGGATATAAAGAAGGATTTACTAATTATAAAACTTATGAAAGATATTGGTGGAGAAAAGAAAATTGATATTATTGTTGTGACATATAATAGATTAAGATTATTAAAAAAAACTATTAAAGCAATAAATGTAAGAACAAAGTATCCTCATAGGGTAATAGTTGTTGATAATAATTCTTATGATGGAACTAAGGAATGGTTATTAGATGCAATGGAGAAAGAAATAATTGATGAAGTAATATTTTTATCAAAAAATTTAGGTCTTGGGAAAAGTTATCAAAGAGCACTAAAAAGAGTAGAAAGTGATTATTTTGTAGTATGTACTGATGATGTTATAGCACCAAAAACAACGCCTTGTTGGTTGGAACGAGAATTAGAAACAATAAAAGCAAATCCAGAATATGCAGGTATCTGTATGAGAGGTGTAAGGATAACAAAATTTAGTGAATTAGACAGTGATTTAATATGAAGAAAATTTTATATATTGGTAATTTTTTAAAATCTTGGAACACAGAAGAATATATAGCAAAATCATTTGAACAATTAGGACATTATGTAAAGAGATTAAATGAAAGAGAACTAACAAATAGAGAAATACTAAAAGAAATTAATGAAAATAATTATGATTTTTTGTTATATGCAAAGTTAAGAATAGATGGGGATATAGAAAAATTATTTAAGAAAATAAATATTCCTACAGTTTGTTGGTTCTTTGACAATTTTATAAATACGATAAGAGAAAAATCTTGGTTAAAAAGACCTTGGATAACTAAATGTGATTATCTTTTTACTACTGACGGAGGACATCAAAAAGAATTTAAAGAATTAGGTATAAATCATAAATGTATTAGACAAGGAATATTTCAAGATGAAGCATATATTAGTAATTATTATGAAAAAAAAATAGATATTTTATTTGTTGGAAATTATAATCATGTAAAAACAAGAAAAAAATTAATTGATTTTTTGAAAAATACTTATGGTAATAGATTCAAACTTGTAGGTCATAATAAAAAATCGATAATTCGTCAAGATAAATTAAATGATTTATTTGCTAATACAAAAATAGTAATAGGTGATAATACATTCGATACTGATGGATATTGGAGTAATAGAGTTTATGAAACTTTAGGTCGTGGTGGATTTTTAATAACTCAATATGTTAAAGGATTAGAAAAAGAATTTATTGATGGTAAACATTTAGTTCTTTATAAAGATAGAAATTTAGAAGAATTAAAAGAAAAGATAAATTATTATTTAACTCATAATTATGAAAGAGAAGAAATAAGATTAAATGGTTTTTTTCATTGTAGAAAACATTTTACATATAAAAAAAGATGTAAGAAATTATTACAAAAAATATGAAAATAAGTTTTTTATTTCCAACTGAAGGTCAATATACATTTAATAGAAATTGGTTATGGTGGGTTAGTGATGAATTAAAAAAAGTTGGAGTTGAAGTTATTGATAATGACTGTACAAGTGATTGTGATGTAATTATTTGTATGACACAATCTGTTATTAAACTTTTTGAAAAGCTACATAATAAATATCCAGATATACCAATAATTACTTATAATTGGGATTGGTTTTCATTTATTAATAAGACAGAAGGTGTTTGGTTAGATTTAATTGAATTTATGAAAAAGAGTATTGATGTTTGGACTGCTTCTGATGATACTGCAAAATTGTGTGAAAGAGAATTAGGAATTAAACATTATACTATTTATGCTTGTTCTGTATTTGATGAATTTAAAAATGGAGAAAATATAACTGGTGATTATGTAGTTCAAGCTTCAAGACGAGATAAAAGATATAAAAGATTTAATTTGTTTGAGAAGGCTTGCGAAGATTTAAAAATACCATATATATCTTGTCATCCGAAAAAATATAGCAGAGAAGAATATATAAAAATATTAAAAGGATGTAGATTATTAGTTATGGCTGCTAATGAGGAAAGTAATGCAACTTTAAGTGCTATAGAGGCTGCTTATTGTAAAAAGCCATTATTATTATCAGATATAGAAGCTTGCAAGGAATGTTTTGAAGATACTGCTATATATTTTAAGACAGATAATTTAGAAGATTTAAAAGATAAATTACAAAAAATGTATTATGGTGTATTAAAACCAGATGTAAAAGGTGCTTATAAATTAGCAATAGATAGATACACTCCTGAAGCGATGGCATTAGCTATTAAAAAAAGATTAGAAGAAATATTATGATGAATGAATTAAAAGAAAAAATGAAACCATTTGAAAAAGTACATACACTTTATTTTGGTGATATGGGTCATATAATTTTTAGATTAGGAACTGCTAATAATATTGAATTATTTGATATAGAGGCTTATGAAAAAAGAAAAGGTTATGGTAAAAAGTTAATTAAAGAAATGATTCTTTATTTAAAAAGTGAAAATTTAGAACCATATTCTGTATTTGGATTTACTGCTAAAGACAATGAAGTAGCACAAAATTTTTATAAGGCATTAGGATTTGAATTAAAAGAGGTTGACAATTTATATAAAAAAGGTGCTTATATATTTACAATAAAATATAAAGATTTAAAAAAAATATTATGAATACAGAAAAGTTTTTAAAATATGTTGATTCTGCCATATATCCTACTAATAGAGGTAAAAAGAGTGAAAGACGTAGTAATGAAATAGAAAAAGCAGTAAACAATATTCCAGAAGAATATAAATATAAAAAGATTTTAATGCTTGGTTGTGGTGATGGTTGTGAATTAGAAGTATTAAAGGAAAGAGGATTTACTGATGTTATTGGTATTACTTACGATAAAAATGAATTTAAAGATGCAAAGATGGAAGATAATAAAATTGTTCGTGGAGAAATGCACGAATTACCATTTGAAGATAATACATTTGATTTTGTATATTCTAAAGAAACCCTTGAACATAGTATTGCACCATATATAGCACTTTGTGAATTGAATAGAGTAATGAAAGTCGGAGCTAAATCAATACACTATATTGCTGAAGGAACAATAAAGCAAAGTGATTGGTTTCATTTCTCTTGTTTTCCACCATTTGTTTGGATTGATTTATTTCATCTTACTAGATTAGAAGTTTATAAAGTATTAACATATAGCGAAGATAAAAGATACAAAGAAACAGAAAGAGCTTATTTTTCAAAAAAAATAGAAGATAAAAATTATAATAAAAGAGTAGATGTATATAATTTATATAAAATAATGGACAATATTGAATGGAAAGAATTAGAACTATAACAAACTAAAATAAAGATATGGAAAAAAAAGAACCAATAGATATTATATTAGTAACATTTGAAAGATTACATCTATTAAAAAGAACAGTTAAAGAAATAAATAAAAGAACATTGTATCCTTTTAATTTAATTGTAGTTGATAATGGCTCAAAAGATAATAATGAAACTCACGATTATTTGAATAGAATGGAAAAATTAGGATATGTTCAAAAGAGATTAGCACTAGATGAAAATTTAGGATTGCCAATGGCTCTTAATGAAGGTTTAAAATATGTAAGGAGTGAATATTTTATTACTACTCAAGATGATTTAATTCCACCAGATTTAAGACCTTGTTGGCTAGAAAGATTATTGCACATTTACAAAAAATATGAGGATGATTATGCAGGACTTTGTATGAGAATACAGAGAAATGCTAGATTAGTTATTGATGAAGATAAGGAATTAGTCAATTCTCCAAAAAGTTTACCTGCTGTATTTAGAATACAAAAAAGAGATGACTTTAGAAAAGGTGTTGATTTTGGAACACGTAAACATTGGGAAAGTCAAAGTTTTATTGATATTGCTAGAAATGTTTTAAAAAAGAAAACAGCAATGGTTACAAAATTATATGCTGACCATACTGGATATATGGTAGATAATAAAGGATTTGAAAAAGGTAAAAAAGATTTCTTTACTTATAGTGGAGAAGTTAAAATGCAACAGCATATTGATAAACCCTATGCAGACATTGATAGACGAAGTAATTATCCAATTAAAATAAATCATCCATATGATAGGCACGAATTAAATAGAATGGAAGAATGGGTAGTTAGTAATGGTAGAGATGATAATGAAAGTACTTTAGACCAGCAAAATGTTTTAGGAAAATATTGTAAAGGTTTTGGATTAGATATTGGTTGTGGTCAACATAGAAAATGTCATCCAACTGCATTGGGAGTAGATATTTATCCTTATGGTGAACACGTTGATATAGTACACGATGGTTCAGATTTATGGATGTTTGATGATAATCAATTAGATTATATAGTTGGTTGTCATTGTTTAGAGCATTTTCCTAATGCACCAGCTACAGTTGATGAATGGGCTAGAGTAATAAAGATAGGTGGACATATAGCTATTATAGTTCCAGATGGTGAAACAAGACCACAAAATATTAGAGTAAAAAATGGACATAAATACGCATTTACAAAAGATATATTATATTATTTATTTAAACCACATTTCAAGGCTATAAGATGTGAATTATTAAGAGATGTTAATGATAAGCGTAAAAAAGTTTTAATTTATGTAGGAATAAAAAGAGAATGATATGCATTATGAATGTTTATATACAATGAAAAGATTTGTTAAAAAATATCTTGACCCAAATAAGAAATTAAAAATTCTTGAAGTAGGAAGTTTAGATGTATCACCACCCGAAAAGAATTTAATATTTAGAAGATATTTTGATAATCCTAATTGGGAATTTATAGGACTTGATATTATTGATGGTAACAATGTTGATGTAGTTTCTAAAGAATTATATCATTATCCATTTAAAGATAATAGTTTTGATATAATTATTTCTGGTAATACATTTGAACACGTAGAAGATTTACAAAAGATAGTAAATGAAATAAAAAGGATTACAAAAGATTTAATTTGTATAATAGTTCCAAATTATCGTAGATTTCACGAAGACCCAATTGATTGTTGGAGAATATTTCCAGATGGTATGAAATTTTTATTAAATAATGCAGGATTAGAAATTATAGAATGTACTAGAATTAATGGTGTGGAATTATTTGATACTTATGCAGTAGCAAGAAAAAAATGATAGATATAATTACACCAACTTGGAATAGAATAGATTTATTGAAAAAAACAGTAAATGCTTTTATTGAACGAACAAAAACTCCATTTAGAATGATAATTATTGATAATAATTCTACTGATGGAACTCAGGAATATTTGGATAAATTAGTAAATACTAATTATGGAATTGATAAATTATTTGTAGCTATTACCGATGGAAAGACAAGAAGTATAGCTGGAGCTTTCGATTATGCATTTCAATTTGTTAAGTCAGAATATTTTATAACAACTAATGATGATATTATCCCACCAG